TCTAATGTGGCTCGTGCAGTTAATAGAGACCACGCCACTGCAATACACGCCAGAAAACTATATTCAGAACTGGAGAGGTATAATACATACAGAAATATGTATAATGATGCTTGTGCATATATGGACTTTGTAGAGGAGGCAACTGTTCAAGAGCATAAAGAAAATGTAGAGAGTAGTATCAATGCATATGCAGAGCAAGTGGCAAGACTAAACGATGTTATACGGATGCAGAATGAGAAACTTAAACAACAAAAAGAACTTCTTGATAAGATAGGGTTAGAGGAACACGAGATTAAATATCGTGATTTACCTTCAGAGAAGAAGTATGTATTCAAGGAGAGAGTTAACGCAATACTAAAGATGATATGAATATAGTTAATGAATTAGAGTTAGGGTTTAAAGATGTCGACTCCATATACGAGTCGACATCACATAAATGGGATGATAAAAAAAAGGTGGATGTCCTCCTTGAGATTGGTGCAGTGATAGAAGCCAATTTAGGGATTGATTCTACGGCAACAGAACGTAATGAAGCCAAGAAGCAACAGAGATATATTTACAGAACTATAAAGAAGATAGACCCTTCATTGGGTGATTTATTAATGCGATTATTTTAAAGTTATGCCAATACCAAAACCAAGAACTGGAGAGAATAAAAAAGATTTCGTTAAGAGATGTATGGCTAATGACACTATGGCTAAAGAGTATGGTGTCGACCAAAGATTTGCAATATGCGTAGCCCAGTGGGAAGAAAAGAAGTAGAGGACTATGATGAGAGGATAATCAAGGCCCTAAAGTATTGCTGGGATAAAGGCATCTATGCCTATCCTATTGTTAATGATGGGAGGGGTAAGAGATGTCCAGATGTTAAGATACAAATGCGGATAGGGAATAAGAAAGTAACTGGTGAAATAGTTTATAGTCAGAAGGATGACAGACTGTACAAAAAGATAAATGAACTTTACCTACATCATTACGAAAAACGCAACGATTAAACAAAATCGTTGCTTTTCAGTTATATAGTATGAATAACAATAAGAGACAGAACGATGGGCGCAAATATAATAAGCGTAAAGGTCGTGTAAAGATTATTAAGAACGAAGGGCAAGTATCAAAACCACAGATGTCAAAAGCAAAGAAAGATAGGGCTAAACAATTATCACAAAAGGCAATTAAGAATATCTTTGGGAGTGAAGATGCTATATGGGATGAGGTGGCTAAAGCAGCAAAAGATGGGAGTTATAAGCACCTTGAAATGCTTATGAACTATTCATACGGGAAGAGTGGTGAGAATAGAGCAGAGGCAAGACCACAACATAAACCACCCGTTATCCAGTTCATTAATAATGCTGGGGAAGCCCCAAAACAGATTGATAACACTATTGATATAGACCACGAAGAAGAATGAGTGGTGTTAAGATAAATGTAAATGACAAGTACATCCCACTATTTCAAGGTAACACGAGATATTATGTGGTTACTGGGGGACGAGGTAGTGGGAAGTCATTTGCAGTCAACTTGTTCCTAAATTCCCTAACTTACGAAGAAGGTCATAAAGTGTTGTTCACCCGATACACGATGACATCTGCACATACATCTATTATCCCAGAATTTGTAGATAAGATAGAGTTGATGGGGGCGAGTGATGACTTCAGAGTCACACGAGACGAAATCATTAATATGCATACCAATTCCCTTATTATGTTTAAGGGGATAAGAACATCAAGTGGGAATCAGACTGCTGCACTTAAATCATTGGCTGGGGTAACTACTTTCGTTGTAGATGAAGCAGAAGAACTTGTAGATGAAGAGATATTTGACAAGATAGATTTATCTGTACGTTCTAACAGAAATACAAACAGAGTCGTATTAATCCTTAACCCAACTACAAAAGAGCATTGGATATATAAAAGATTCTTTGAATCCAGAGGTATAGAAGCGGGATGGAATGGGGTGCATAAAGACACGACTTATATACACACTACATACAAAGACAACAAAGCAAATCTACCAGATAGTTTCTTGCATAGTATTTATGAGATGAAACTTAAACGGCCAGAGAAGTATGAGCATCAGATACTCGGTGGGTGGATTAATCAGCAAGATGGGGCAGTTTACACAAACTGGAAGACTGGGAACTATGTAGAACTGAATAAAACTTGCTATGGTCAAGATTTTGGGTTTAGTCAAGACTTAACAACCCTTGTAAAAGTCTCTGTGGATGATTTTAAGAGGGAAATATATGTTAAGGAGATATATGGGAAAGCGGGGATGAGTACGAGTGATATAGCGGCTAAAAACAAGCAATATGCTGGTATGGACTTAATCGTCTGTGATAATCACGAGCCACGCCTTATAAAAGAACTAAAAGACTACGGACTTAATATACAACCAGCCAAACAAAAGCAAGGGTCGATACTATCGGGTATCGCCCTTGTGCAAGACTATGATATGATAGTTGATAGGCAATCACACGGTATAATTCGAGAGTTGAATAACTACACTTGGAAAGAGAAGGGGAGTGTCCCAGCATCTGGCTACGACCACTATATGGATGCGATTAGATATGCCGTTATGTTTTTAGCAGACAACAAGAATAAAGGGAACTACGTTGTAAGATAACACGAGCGTTTAATATGATACCCTATGTTTAATATGATACCCCGTGTTTAATATGAGGGGGTGTTTAACATAAGGGGGGTCTGGGGCCTCCAGAGCCTCGACCCCTTATCTGGAACCATTCTAAATAGTGCAGTTTATCGATAAAAAGTGCAGTTAATCGAGAATATAGCGGTTTTAGTGGTGATTCTACCAGTAATAAAAAAAATATTTCAGAGCCTATACAAAACATAAAAAAAATTTTTGGGCTGGTTTATAGAACAAAAAAAAATTTTTCAGCCACCATACAGAACAAAAAAAAATTTTTTGACTCACTATACAGAAAAAAAAATTTTGTTTTGACCTCCATACAGAAAAAAAAATTTCGGTTTGAACCCCTATACTGTTCTATGTTTAATATGAGGGGGTGCGTTTAATATGAGGGGGGGGTCTGGGTCTTGAAACCCAGCCCCACCCCGTTATTTAGACTCATTACAAATAAGCAAATTTTCACATATTTTTTTAGGTTATGTAAAAAATAATTTGTAGACGTGTGCGTGTTCATATCATTACAAAGGTGAAATAAAGCGAAATGTTAAAAAAATAAAAAAATGCACATTTTTATTTGTATGTTATTTTTTTTTTATACATTTGACTCATCAAACAAAGTTTAACTAAACAAAAAACAAAATGGAAAATTTAACTGTGCAAGAATTAACGGCAAAATTGTATGAATTAATCGAGCAAAACGTTTCAGACGGTTTCGAGCGTTTATATATGTATGACATAGTAGACGAGTTAGAAACAAGGGTTTCTAATTAAAAACTAATAATTAAAAACTAAATGAATAAAGAAACAAAAAGAATTATCAAAGACCTTGAAACCTTTGCAAGGGTAACCGAAAACAATTATTTAAAACACAAATTAAACGAACTGAAACAAACCTTAAAAACAGAAACAAAATGAAAAATGTAACTTACAACGGATGGACAAACTACGCTACTTGGAGAGTATCTTTAGAGGTATTCGATGGATACGATTTTGAAGACTTAAACCCTCAAGAAGTCACCCCCACTTTTTGCGAGGAGTGGGCGGAAGAATGTATCTTCAATAATTTTGATACTTGTAATACTCCTATACTTGTAGAGGATTACGCAAGAGCGTTTTTAAGAGACGTAAACTATCACGAAATTGCCCAACATATAAGAGAAAGTTTAGAAGAGATTAACGAATTTAAAAACAGATAATACTATGAAAACAAATGTTTCAAAAAGCCTTATTAAGGCAATATTAAAGACCAAAAAGCAATTCATATTGTATAATCTAACAGATGATAAAAGTAAAGTCCTTAACTATCGTTTAAGTGATGAGTACGAATTGACTGGGAATAACAGAAACTACTCAAATTTCAAGGTAATATCTTGTATTAAAAATCAAATAACAAACATAAACCTATAACGATATGAACACAGAAACACATAAACAATTTAAAAGAGATTTGAACCAAGCCTTTAGAGAATTGCGCAAATTAGGATATTTTGCTCGTCAAAACTTTACTTGCTGCAATACTTGCGGGTGGGCTTCGATTCCTAATGGTATAGACGAAAAAGCAGTTTTTTACCACAGACAAGATACTTCGACAATAAGAGATTATGGTATTTGCTACTTGTCTTGGAGTGGTAACGGAAATGAAATTGCTGGAGTATTTTCAAAGTACTTTAAAATCGAATGGGATGGGTCAGATGACAGAAAAATAGTAGCGAAACTAAAAGAAGATAAATAACATAAACTTATAACGATATGAAAACGTACAAAATCAATACTTATCAATTTGAGGAATTAACAGACAAAGCAAAAGAAAAAGTTATATACTGGATGTCATCTACTTTTGAGCCTTTAGATTATGAAAAGGAGGACGGGACAATAGGATATGAATATTGGGACGAGGTAGACGAGGAATATATAAAAGAAACTTGCGAAATAAATAATTATATATTTACACATTATGGAGACCCAATTCATCATTTAATTAAATAAACTTTAAAAACTATAAACAGATGAAAACACAAACAGAACCAAAAGACATTTATATTCACGAAACCCATACAATATGGCAAGAAAACGGGGAGCTGCATTTAATTAACGATACGCAACATATTGTCATAAATTGTGATACTTTTTATAATGATTTACCACACATTATTAGTCTTGTGATACAAGGGAGGGAGGAGCAAAATAAAATGGTAATAGATAGCTTAAAAGACACTTTAAAAGATTTAAAATAATGAAGACAATAAACGAAATGGATTATAACAAATATTTATTTATTGAGTTATTTAGATGCCATATACAAGAAAACGAAATCCCCACTAAGGATTTAGAATACGATTTACTTTTTGAAATAGTAGCAGAGCATTATAATAACTTTGTAACATCTAATTACAATAATGAAATGCAAAGCCTTTATGACTGCATTATTAACTATCTATTAAATAACGTTAATTACTCACATTGGAGCGATTAAAATAAACTATATAAACAACAATTTAAAACGCCCTTTATTGGGGCGTTTTTTTATGCATTTAATTTCGTAACTATCTGAAAAATATAGAAAATGTAAATTTTAGGAATAACAAACCATTTAACCTACATTTAAGCCACTTTCTCCAGCCTTAAGTACTTAACTATCAATTAATTATTTAAGTCTCTTAAACAGCCTCTAAATACGTTTTTGATATATGCAAGTTTTTAACGTAATTTTAACATTGATAGGGTTGAGTTATTCAATTCTATGATTTCATAGATTTTGTCTATTGACGTAAAATGGATTTTGTAGGGGTTGAGTTATCCA